CCCCCTGCTGCTGCCCATTTTATACCTGTTGCTTCTCCACTATCTGCCGTTAAAACTTGGTCATCATCTCCAACGCCTAACCTTGTTAAAGTTGAACCATTATTAACTAAAACATCTCCTTTGGTGGTTGTGGGGTCAGTTAATAAAGAACCTGCTTCCGTTTTCAAAGCTCCCTCTTTTATTGCTGAAACATTAGGAAGATACAATTCAGAATTATCAGTTTTTGCTGGTTGTCCAAAACCCATTAATTTCTTTATTGGGTCTGCTTTTCTTCCGCTACCTTGTCCGCCCATTCTAACAGCCCTCCTGTTCTAATGTTGGGTCTTCTGCTGTGATAGTTGTACCCGCGACTAATCCCTCAGTATTTGGATAGTCTGTTCTTATAAATCGAGTTCCTATTGAGCCAGTTCCTACATTTACCATAACTATGTAAAGTTCTAAAGTTTTTATTTCTTTTCTTTTGGTTTAGAAGTTTCAGAAGTAGATTTCTCATCTTTAGGATTAGGTTTAGCGACTGGGTCGGGTGTATCTGGATATTTTGCTTCTAAGTCTGCAACAGCCTTTAAATTATTAGTTTCTAGAAAATGAGCTTTTAACCTAGTTAATGTTTCTTTAGTCATTTTAAGCGTCTGTGTTTGTAATTAGGCAGACTGCTCGAGGGTCTGTAAGCAATGTTATTCCTAATTCATAAACCCTAAATTTAGTACCTATACCCCTATCTTCAATAGCAACGCTAGTTGTATTAGTGTGACTCTTCCATGTTGCTGCCGCTGCTGGTATTAAAACTGGTGCTGAATCTGCTACAACATTATTAGAAACTCTTACCTTTAATCCTAAAAACTCCATTAAAACTCCATTCTTTACCTTTTCACTTGCAAACTGTGGGATACTTGCTCCTTTAGTAGAAATAAGCCATGTTAAAAGACTTGTCTTTTGTTTTGGATTTAACCATAATTCACCTTGTGAAATATCATAATTATAATCTTCTATATCTTCTATTGCTCCTAGTATGTCTTTTATTGGGTCTTGTCCGCTTCCTGCATCCCATGCTGCTGTTGATGCGACTGTACTTATTGTTGATGGGCTTTGGTCTTCTGTAATTACATTGTAAATATCTGCATCTACTTGTTTCACTACTGCCCTTGTTAATCTTAATAGTGTTCTTGCTACAACATCAATATCACTGCTTTTCATGTCTTCCATAGAAATAGTATCTTCAGCTGCATATTTTTGAACGTAACTTGTGTTCCTTGTCCATGTTGCTTCTAAAGTTGGGAATAATGCTAAAGGTGAAACATCACTGATAACTGTTGGAGCTGTTGGAGTTAAATCCGCTGCTGTTTCCTGATACCATCTTATATGATCAGCTGTTGTTGTGCTATTAGTAATAGCCGATTTAAAAATATAATTAACTAATGCAAAACCTTTGACTGTCTTATCTATATCCAGTCCTCTAATATCAGCCATTTCAACACTGTCTGCCATTATGAACCTCCAACCAGAACTTCAATGGTCTCTGCTGCTGATGCTGTTTCTAGTGCAATACCTACACCCTTACCCGCTGCCATTTCTGCTTCTGTTGCTGTTTTAATTGTATTAGTTCCGCCAGTGCTTACCCATTGCCCTGCTGTAATTCCTGAGCCTGAATCCTTTAAATCAAAAATACCTCTTCTAAATAATGCTAATTGTGTTCTCCCGTCACTTGCTACTTTTTCCCTTGCTGCTATTCCTGCGAATACATCACCACTTCCATTATTCGCAGCTGCTGTTCTTGGGTCTGTTAGTTCACAAATAGTTCCTTTTTCAATACCTGCACCATCTGCCACTGTGAAATTCATTGGGTCATCAATTCGTAATTTTAAAACTGCCTCGTTAGCCATAAATATTTATAATTCCCTTTTATATAAATCTTTCGTTAATTTACTACTTTTCCTCAATTAAACCCTTTAAGGCTAATTGTGAATATTCAACAGGTGAAATATCCTTTTCATTCGTTATAGGACTTCCTTGACTTTGTCCGCCTAAAATGTTTTGTGCTGCTAATTGTTCTTGTTTCTTCATTAACTCCTCTGTTTTTTTGTTCGCGGCTTCAATCCTTTCAGCTGTCTGAGTTGCTCTGTCAATAATATTATTGACTTTCGAGTCATTCCCGTTATCAGTATTCCCTGCTGTCTTAGTTGATTCTTCGTTTTCGTTTTCTTCTTCTTCACTCATTTTTTACCTCCTTATATGGTTTCTCTTAAAATACCCTTTTCTATTTTTTTTCTTCTTCTTTTCCCCTGTATTGCTTCCATTTCTCCAATTAAAAAAGCTATTTGTGTTGGGTCAAATTGTTGAGTTTGTTCAAATACGTCTGCCTTTGCTTCTCGTATTGTTTTTCTTTGGTCTTGAATATCTGCCAATACATCATAATACTGCCCACTTCTTTTAACGGCTGGGTCTAAAATAGTCGCTTGTTGAATTTGATATTCTACTATTTCTAAATTTGCATCTAATTGGTTTAGTTCTGCTAAAGCTTTTGGTGTTGCTATTCCTCCTGCTGCATGAGTACCCATTAAGGTAGAACTCATTTGTCCAATTGTATTAAGTGAGGACTGAATGTCACTAACTTTTTTCCTATCTAAGAGTCTATCTGTTAGAGGTTCTACGCCTAAATTTCCAAATAATATACCCCCTCCAACCCCTGCCGCTGTTTGAGAGCCTACGGTTGTTAATACATTAGCTTTAATAAAAGCCATAGTCGAGGCAATAACTGGGGTGAGTGCTGCTACTAATGCTATCCCTCCAGCTGCTGCCGTAGTTACACCTAACACCTTTCCGAAATCTGTTTCTGCCATATCAGCTGCTGTTTTATTACTTAATTCCTTTCCTGTTAATTTTTCTATACCCTCTCCTATCATAACAGATGGAGTTAAACCTATTTCTGCAATCTTTTCAATAGCCCTTTCTTGTCTACTCTCTAATTCTTGGAATCCTCCCTCTGATTCAAATTGTTTCTCAATGGATGTCGGTTCTAATTGTGCCTCTGCCTGTTCTGCTGCCCCTATAACTCCTCGCCCTAATCTTTCAGTTGCTAACCTAGAACCAACTTCCCTTGCACCCTCTGGAGTTTTTAATTTCTTAGTTTCTCTTTGGATTATCTCTTCTGCGTCTTCTGGACTTAAACCCATGAAAATTCTTCCGTCTGGTAATTCTACCCCTGAAACTTTTCTAGTTTTTACATCTCTAAAAACTTCTGGAGTTCCTTTAGTTGCGGGAAATTCTGGACTAGGTTGTATATCTAAATTTCTTCCCTCTGTTAATGTGGGTTCAACTACTTGGGCTTGATTCCCTTGAGCATCTATTTTAACTATATCTTCTTTCTTCTTTTTCTTCCTGCCTCCTAAAAATGAAGCTGGGACTTGTGCTACCATAGTTTTTTATATCTCCCTTTATATTTAAAAAATTCTAAAAATGCTCCTAATACAATCATAAATACGCCTCTTATAAATAAATTATTGCTACTTGTTGCATTGGTCATAAATATAACTCCTGTGGAAGTCATAGCTAAAGCCGCCGTATTAATTAAGGTTTCAATAATTGGTTTATGTCCGTTTCTTTTATTCATTTTCAGTTAAAGACGCTTGAACCTCATTTTCTTGGAATCCTATTTGTCCTGTGTTCTTTTTCTCATCTGTTTGGACGTTATCCATAAGACTAGGAGGTCTATTAAATTTAATTTTTAAAGCTGTTTGATTTAATAAATCAGTTTCTAAATCTGTTTGTTCCCTTGTGTAAATTGGCTCAAATGTCAAATAACCAACCTTAGAGGCTGCTTCTGTGAAATTCTCACTAGTTGCAATAACTCTAGGCACTCCAACCGCTTGATAAAAGAAATTCTCTAAATATTGTATCCATGCTATTCTGTCTTGTGGTCTAACCCCACTATCTTTCAATTCAGCTGTATCTTTAGGCAAAACTAAAACTTCTCCGTTCTTAACGGCATCTTGGTATTGTGTCATAATCTTATTTCTTTTAGTTACGTTATCTGAATCAATATATAGTATGCCTAAAGCTAGTTCTCTATGTTTAATCAGCCTTTCATCCTTTAGGGCTTCATTTCTTGCATCTATTACCCATTTACAAGATTCAATTACAGAAGTTCCATGTATTTCGTTGGCTATCCTATCGTTTACTAAATGAAGTATTTGATGAGGTCTAAAAACCTTATTAACGCCATTTTTAACATTGTTTCTCTGTTCATACCTTATAATCATACCTTGCCCGTTAACTACAACCCGCATATCACCTGTATAAAGAGGCTTTATGTTGATTAAATTGTCATTTTCATCCCTTATAATCTCAGCGTAAGCATCCCCAAAGACTTTCTTTTGAACTTGTAAATTCCAAAATATAGCCTGGCTTGAATCTTCTCCCCATCCTATAAAAGAACCTAATACTAATGTAATTGGTTGAGAAGCTGTCCAACCTTTGCCCGTTGTCCAAGTTGCTAAACTATCAATAGCTTTCTTTAGTTCTGGAATCGTCTTATAATAACCTAGATATTCATTACTATTAGGATAATCGTAATAAGTTTCTTTTTGTTGTTGTGTTGGTTGGTCTGGTTGTTGAGCATTAACAGAAAAGTCTTTAACTGTGCCGCTTAAGTCGGTTGTTGCTGCTGCGTTTGCGTTTAGTTCTGCCATGTTATATATCTAATATGAATGGGATAAAGTTTTGTAGTTGGGTTGTGTCTGCGTTATCTTCTGCCCTATTTGCTGGGTCTTGTGCAAATCCAAAATTACCTGAACCCGTGCTTCTATTACTCCAACCCTCTATTGTAACTCTTAAGATTTCTCCTTTCTTAAATTGAACTTGGGTAGTTATTGGTAATGGTACTAGGTGAGTCGTCCACTCTCGGACATTTGAATTCCCTGAATTTGTTCTTGACTTGGTCTGTCCTGATACGATTTCCGATTCTGTGCTACCATCATACTTCCTCAATTTCACGATAAAGAAATAAGAAGTTGCGCCTGTTACATTAGAATCTACAAAGGTTGTAATATTACAATAAGCCGTACCCTTTATTCTTTGGGGTAAGTTGAAGATTACATCAAAGTCTAAATCAATGCTTTTTGTACTTCCTCCGCCAGTTGTTGCTGTTGTAAAAACCTTATTTTGTGCGTAAATAGAAGAGTTAATAGAGAGGTGATAATCTAAGGTTGTGTCATCATTAGCATCAAATCCATAATATGTAATAACACCCGTTCCCTCCGCAATATCGGTATAGTTATAACTTGCGATAGCTGTTTCTTGTGGAATGGGAAAAGTTTGAGGAATAAGCGTCATGTTTCTGAAATGAAGTCAGTTGTGTACTTCTCTTTTAATTGTCTAACGGCATCCGTCAATCTAGTATAGTTTACGTTAAGCATTGTTAAGGCTTCTTGTCTACTTGTATACCCACTCATATCAAAATTAATAGCTGCTAAAGCAGCGTGACTACTTGCCGCATCTTCTAGAATCTTCTTTAAGTCTACATCTAATCCAGCATAAACATCAACCCAATTAACTCGAGTTACTGCATTTATATAAGATTCTGCTTGGTTGATCAGCTGGGTATATTGCCCATCTGTTATAGCACTATTTACATTAGTTCCCGCTTTTAGCTCAACTGCTGCCTTATCACATAATGTTTCAGTCATTTTTTATATTCTAATGGAGCTTAACCATACATTTAAGTTTTTCTCTTTTACTATCCATGCCGCTCTTATTAATCCCTCAACAATATGGCTAAAATTCCCAAAGATTTTAACTTGATTAGATTCATCTTTTGTAAATTCATATTGTATACTCCTTAAAGACGCCCTTATATTATCATCATCTAATAATCTAATTTGATTCTTTTCCATAAGCATTAGCAAATTATCATATAGGTCTTCTTTCAATAATCTTGATTTGCTTTTGAATCTATCCAGTGGTCTTGCCCTATTATTAATAGCAACCACTTTCCTTTTAGTTTGTTCATTATCTAGTAAATGGTCAAATATCCCAACCCCTAAAGAGCCAGACCCTGCATCTAAATAGATATGTTGGAAATCATATAGCTTATCTAGGTTTAATATTTGTCTTTCGGTTTGAGTTGTTAAGGTCTTCCTTGTTACTACCGATTCAACATGAATGAGTTGGTTGTTTTCCATTCTTCTTAATATTTCAAAAGTGCTGTCATCATCCCCCATCCTTGCAATATCTACGCCTAAACTATAAACTTGGTCTTTCTTAATGGTGTTAGGTCTTTCTAATGTGCAAACTCTATTTATCAACTCATCGCTAAAGTATCTCCTTAAGTCATCTATAAACAATCCTAAATATTCTTGAGAGTATCTTAACTCACTCATATCTTCCCTTTCTTCTTCTAGTATCTTAATACTTGCCTCTTTCCTTTCCTTAGTCCAACCCTCACTAACTGGCCTATTTTTAATAACCTCTTCGCTTGATATATGAAACACCTTAAACCTATTATTCTTATTTATGAAGCATTCATAGAAATAACCCGTCTTTCCGTGTGGGGTGCTACACATCCATATTTTTCCTCCTGTTGTTAATAGTGTTGGTTTGGCTGCAATCCACATAAGCTCTGGCATTCTACTCGCTTCATCAACTATCAATATGTCACCTGTAAAACCCCTTACACTGTCACCCGTATTCCCAACTGGTCTTGCTATAACCTTACTTCCATTAGTTAATTGAATCGTACTCTTTGTTGGCTTCTTCTTTCCCTTGTGTATCTTCCTTTTGTCCGTTCTCTCTAAGAAGTCTAAAATCATAATAATGATAAGTTGTGCTTGGTCTTCAGTTAGGGACACTACAATAATATTAGTGTTAGGGTGTTCTATCATATATTTACCTGCTTTATGTGATAGGGTCATAGTTTTACCAACTTGTCTACCAGTACATAATAATACATTGCCGTCTTCTTCTATTATATCCTTTTGCCAGTCATCTAATA